AATAATCCTACACTTACTCTTGTTCGTGGATTTACTTACACATTCAATGTAAATGCAAGTGGTCATCCATTTTATATTAAAACCTCTGCATCAACTGGAACAGGAAATCAATATACAACTGGTGTGACAAATAATGGTGTTCAGGTGGGAACTCTGACATTTGTAGTTCCATCTAATGCACCTGCAACTCTCTATTATATCTGTCAGTATCATGGTTCGATGGTTGGAACTATCAATACTGTAGAGAACGGACAGAAAGGTGAGAAAGGTCAGAAAGGAGATACAGGAGCACAAGGTTCTCAAGGTAATACAGGATCTACAGGTTCTCAAGGACAAAAAGGAGAACCAGGTTCTGGTGGTTCTGCAGGTAGTGATGGATCAGATGGTGACAAAGGACAAAAAGGAGAAGTTGGTGCTGGTGGTCCGAGTGTTCTTCCAAACGCTTCATCTAATCCTAGTAGTCCTTCATCGGGTCAGTTATATTTTAATACATCAACTGGAAGAGGTAGATTGTATAATGGAAGTGAATGGACACCTTTTGGGGGAACACTTCCTACTTTTGTAACTAACGCAGGTAATATCGGAACACTTTATAATAATAGTCTATCAAATGGAGATTGGAGTATAGCAGCGATATCAGTCGATTCTAACGCTGGATCTGTTACCTTTGAAATTACATCTGGTAGTTTACCAAGTGGAATGTCTATGAGCACTAGTGGTGCTTTTAGTGGAACTGTGAATGGTGTGAGTAGTGATACCACCTATACATTTACAGTATCCATAACGAATGATATTGGTACTCGAACCAGACAATTTAATATCATACAAAAAGCAGAAGTTACAGAGAATTTTAGTTATTCAGGTTCGACAGTTACATGGTCTAGACCAACAAACGTTAAATATGTTGCATTTAGAATGTGGGGTGGTGCAGGTACACATGGAAGATGTTCATCAAACGGTAATTATCCTGGTCGTGGAGGAAAGACGGAGGGAACTATAAATGTATCCAGTCACTCTCAATTATATCTACAGGTTGGAGAGGCTGGTAAAACATATTCTAATGAACCTAACGCTGGTTGGCCAAATGGTGGAGAAGGTAACAATGAACATATGTGTCAGGCTGCTGGTGGTGGTGGATCATCTAATATATACAACTCTTCTGGAACTGGATCATATTCAAACGTAATCGCTGTTGCTGGTGGTGGAGGAAGCGTATCACATGGTAATCCAGTCTCCAATGGTGGTGATGGTGGTGGAACTAATGGTGGCAGTTCAAACCGTGGAGGTGGTGGAGCATCACAAAATGCAGGTGGATCTCAAAGTACAACACCATGCGGAAACACTGGTAATGCGGGTGTAGGAACTCGAATGCAGGGTGGAGATGCTGGTGGTGGAGGTGGTTGCACAAATTCTGGTGCTGGTGGCGGTGGCGGCTGGTGGGGTGGTGGTGCAGGTGGTAATAGTAATGGTGGTAATTCTTATGGTGGTTCTGGTGGTGGATCAGGATATTATGATACAAACTTAGTATCAAGTGGATCCACTAAACAAGCTAGTGAATCAGGATGGGGTACTAATAAACCATCTGGTATCGCTGATAGAGCATCATATGGTGATAATAACCGTGGTGGTCACGGATACATATCTATACGTTACTAATTCTAATAATATGTCTACTAATTTAGAAAAAGCATTAATTCAATTAGGTTGCATTAAAACAACAGACACAAATGTTGGAATAGGTAGTACAACTTTTTTTGTTACTAATCCAAATGAATTATGTGCATATACATTAACAGGTGTAACGACAACTACATCATATAATTCTGCAGAGGCAGAGGTTGATTATTATAATAGTGTTGAATGGAGAAAACCAGATGGAACTATTACTATGTCTCCATCTGATTTTGTTGTTGATTATAATAAAGTAGGACCAGTTGTTGAATTAATAATGCTAAGAGAACAAAGAAATAAAAAACTTGCAGAAAGTGATTGGACACAGTATAATGATAGTCCACTGTCTGATTCAAAGAAAACTGAATGGGCAACTTATCGCCAGTCATTGAGAGATATTACTTCATTATCACAATCTATATTCTCAGTAACTTGGCCAACTGAACCTAGTTAAAAATTTTCTTATTTTATTATGGATTTTATTTTTGTTGATAAAATTGATGAGGGTATTTGCAAAAATTTGATTAATATATTTGAATCTAATGAGAAGTTACATTTCTCAGGACAAGTATCTGGTGGTCAAGATGAAAGTGATTACGTAGATGTGGATCAAAAAAAGAGCACAGATTTAGAGTTGAGTAATTTTAATTTACCTGTAATTAATGAATATTATAATTCTTTACAAAAATTGTTGATGGGTTATATTCAAATATTTCCACAAGTAAATCATCTTCCTCGTTTTGGAGCCACACAAGCAAGAATACAAAAATATGATACGGATGGTCATTTTAATAGTTGGCATTATGAACGAGGTGCAGGATATACGATGAAGAGATGTTTGGTTTATATGACTTACTTAAATACGGTTGAAGATGGTGGAGAGACTGAATTCCTTTACCAAAATAAAAAAATAAAACCAGAAGTGGGTAAAACTATTATTTGGCCATCAGAATGGACACACACTCATAGAGGATTGAAACCAAATAGTGGTGTTAAATATATATCCACAGGTTGGTATGTTCATAATTGAAGTATAAATAATTAATAATTTAGATAATGGCAGCATTCGATTTTCCAAGTAGTCCTAATAACGGAGATACCTATTCAGCGAATGGTATTGACTGGATCTATAATGGCTCAGTATGGAAGAAAGATGCAACAGCAGGTGTAAAAGGTCAGAAAGGAGAGGTAGGTCAGAAGGGTCAGAAAGGAGAAGTTGGAGAGAAAGGCACAAAAGGTGAAGTGGGTGATAAAGGTCAGAAAGGAGAGATAGGAGCTACTGGTGGTTCTGGTGGCATAGGTGATAAAGGACAAAAAGGAGAGGTAGGTGCTACTGGTGCTGCAGCATCTAAGGGTCAAAAAGGGGAGATAGGTGCTACTGGAGGAACAGGTGGAACAGGTGATAAAGGACAAAAAGGAGCAACAGGTTCTGGAGGCTCTAATGGATCTGATGGATCTGATGGTGATAAAGGACAGAAAGGTGAAGAGGGTGAATCTGGAATGGATAGCACCAGTAAATCAAGTGGATATACTTTGGTTGCTGCAGACGATCAGAGATTAATTGTCACTAACAGTAATATATCAGTTCCGACTGGAGTATTCAGTGCAGGGGATGCAATTACAATTTATAATAATAGTGGAGGTAATATTACAATAAATCAGGGAGGAACCATGTATCTTGTAGGAACATCAACTACAGGAAATAGAGTTCTAGCTCAAAGAGGTCTTGCAACGATTGTTTGTGTTGCAAGTAATACTTTTGTTATTAGTGGAGGCGGTCTGTCTTAATGGGTATAATTCAGCAAAATCTTGTTAATCCCTGTTCAATAACTCACACAAGAACAGTTACATCAAATACAACAAATCTTAATGCTCAAACTTTATTTGGAGCAGATTATACTGCAGATTCTTGTAAAAATTTGATAATAAACAATGGTGTATCAATTGGTGGTACAGATTTATTTTTACCAGCATTAGATGTTCCATCTGGAATGAATGGCTCGATGAAGATAATTAATAATGGAAGTATTTTAGGTGCAGGTGGGAAGGGTGGACAGATTACACAAGGAAACGGATTTAATGACTCTGCTTGCACAACTAGGGGTGGGGGTCGATTATTATTATGCACAAATACTTCTTATGAGAATGAAAACGGTACAAATAATGATTCCAATCTAGTTTATGGTAGACCAGGTGCATTTTTATTTGACTTAAATGGTAATTTTATAAAAAGATTAAATGTACCAATTAATAATCCATCTCTAAGATCTGGTAGTTATCAAACCACTGTTGCAATAGGTGGTGATAGAATGTTTGTTGGTGTCAATCAAAAGTATAATGCGAGTCAAACATACTGGCCAAGTGAGGGATTTCATATCTATGATTTAAATGGTAATCTTGTATCAAATGGAACTGCGATAAGACACGGAAATGCTACTGCAGAATGGTGTCATTCAATTGCAGCAAATGATAATTATGTTGTGATAGGTGATAGAGGTTTTGGAACAGGAACTTTCGGTGGATATTATATTTGTGGTGTATATGTTTATAATCATAGTGGAACTCACATAGCAAATTGGAGAGGAACCGATACAGGTGCTAATGGAACTGATGGTTTTGGTTGGTCTGTTGATATAAATGCTGCTGATGATATTGTGGTAGGAGCTAATTTGAAAAATTCAAATGAAGGTGCTGTTTATTATTTCCCAAATTTTAACAATACTGGTCAAGTTAAAATAACTCCTCCCACCCCTCAAAATTGTACAAGTGGTGGTTATCCTAACCATATTAATTGTAATCCTCATTTTGGTAGACAGGTTCTAATAGGTAAGACAACTATAATGGCAACTTCACCTTTTGGCAGACATTTTTATGATAAAAATCCAAGCACTGGTGCTGGTACTGCTGAGACAGGGGAGGTCTCTTTTTTCAATTTTAGTGGAACTTTATTATCTAAAAAACCACCTGAATTTACTTATGACCCTACAAATAAAAATCATGGTTATCGTTATGGTTCTCGTGGAATTGCAAAACCAACACCAGAACCTGCAACAGGAGATGAATATTGGTTAGCAGTCACTAGCAGTGATACAGGTTTTAGGCAATATTTCCAAAATCAACAATATATTGCAATGTATGATAGTAGTTTTAATCAGGTTGGAACTTTTGCTTGTCGAAATAGTTATAGTGTAACATGTGGTAGTGGTTTTGAATCTGATACAGGAGCATGTATGACACCTGCTGGTGCAGATTATCCTCGTGTTATTATCGCTGGTGGAACTGTAAGAGTGAATCAGGATAAAGGATCAATAATGATATTTGAGCATGAAAATTTTAGACTAGCACCAAATGCGGTTCCCATGCCAGCAACTTCAGGAGGTAGTGGTCTTGAAGTATGGGATATAGGTAGTCCTGATGTAAACGGAACTGTAAATCAAGCAGGTGTGACCACAAATGGAAAATACTTAAAATGGCACTACATTATGAGGGGAGAAGACGGTGGTGATGCAATTCGTTGTAATTCTGGAAATGTAGGTATTAATAATCAAGGGACAATTTATGGTGGCGGTGGCGGTGGCGGATCAGGTTGTAAGCAATATGTTTCTGGATCTTACGATGAAGGTAAAGGAGGACCAGGTGGAAATGGTCAAGGATATAATCAGTCACAATCCAATGCTCCTTCTTCATCAATACAGCAAGGTGGAAATGGTGGAACTTACGGAAATGATGGAGTGCGTGGAACAGGTGATGGTATAGGAATACCAACTTCTTATGGAGACCGAATAAGAACAGGTGTATTTAAGTATAATCATAGAAAAACACACTTCACCAGATCACCAATTTTATCTCACGATGGTGGTCAGTCTGGATTTATAGTTACTAGTACAAATGGAAATGTATTTGACTTCTTCAGTCAAGGCACAACAGGAGGTAGATTATGACTCACATTTATGAAACAAGATATTATTCAATAGGACATATACAAGATGATGGGAACGTTATTGGTATAGCAACTGACTTAAAGATAAGTAAAACATCTGATGGAACAATTGATGAATTGTATGACAAACTTAAAGAATGCTTCGATACATATGCTCGTGACTCAATAATATGGGAAGAAACATTCCCACAGCATGAATAAATAGCGATATAATTGACAAATCACATACATATGCTATAGTAGGTTATTCATACACAAAAATGGACGACTTTATTTTAACTGTAGAGATTGATATGTGCTCTCGCACTTTCTCCTTACTTAGTGAGAATGGAGATAAGAGAATAATCAAATGTGATACAACTGATGAGTTTATGAGAGTGTTGAGAGTATGCGATCAATTACTTTCTCCAGACAGGATAATATACAAGGAATTAGTAACTCAGAAAGATAAGTAATCCGCTAGGAAGCTAAATAGACCTAGTATTGTATGGTCTTGCCATCAAATTTATAGTA